TCTTTGCACCTACTAGAGTCATTGTTGTCTCTGAAGAAAGGCTTAGAGCTAAAGAAATTGAACTGAAAGAAAATCAAGTCAAGGTCGTCAATAACCGTATTGATGAACTTGTTAAATATCGTGGAGAATTACAAGACGAACTCCTACAATTAGTAGGCACTAAAACAGAGAAAACTCTAGAGGAGGGAACTTGTGATGTCTAATAAGAATATACATGTAACTGGTGAAGTTAGTTTGGAAGGCTTTCAAGCTATACTAGAACCTGGTAAATTTGGATACTCTTTATCTGCAGTAGTAGATGATACTCTTGTAGAAACTTTAGAAACAGAAAGAACAGACGTTCTTAAATGGGCTGAAAGTAAATTAAAGAATCCTAAAAGAGCTACATTAAAACCCACACCATGGGAAGAAGTAGCTACTGGTAAAACAAGATTAAAGTTCTCTTGGAGTGAAGATAGAAGACCACCTGTTGTTGACTCTGAAGGAACACCAATAACAAATACTAAGACACCATTATATGGAGGATCTACTGTTAAACTTGGTTTTTATCAAAAACCTTATATACTCAAGGATGGAGTTACCTATGGTAGTTCTCTTAAGTTGGTTGGCGTACAAGTTGTCAAATTAAATTCCGAAGCTGGAATTAGAGATGATGACTTATCTAACGAACAGGTAGCAGACCTATTTGGTAAGTCCGAAGGATTTAAAACTACTGATACACCACCTACAGTAGAGCAAGATGACCAAGACGACTTCTAAATTTAGATCAACACTAGAACAACGAGTAGCAACACTACTCATGACATTAGGCGTATCTTACGAGTATGAAAGTGAAAAAGTCTCTTATACTATCCAGCATCATTACACTCCCGATTTTGTGTTACCTAACCATGTGTACTTGGAAGCTAAAGGATATTGGGCTGCCGATGATAGACGCAAGATCCTTGCGGTCAAGCACGATAACCCAGATATGGATTTAAGGATGGTGTTTCAATCACCCTTTAATACTATATCAAAAAGAAGTAAAACAACATATGCCCAATGGTGCGAAAGGCACGAAATTCCATGGACTCATTTCCATGATATTCCACTCGATTGGTTAATATAATGTTAGAAGAAGGCGAATTTGTTAGACATGAGCCTTGCGATAAATGTGGATCATCAGATGCAAATAGTTTGTATTCTAATGGTTCACATTTTTGTTATTCATGTAGAACGTATACACCCGCAGAGGGTATAAATCTCAATGTTCACAGTCAAACCATGAAAGAAAATGTCCACCTTACTGGAGAGGTTCAACGACTTAAAAGAAGACGAATCTCTGAAGAAACTTGTAAAAAATTCAGGATTTACACAGACGGAAATACTCTACGCTTTCCATACTTTAGCAGCGATGGAGTACTTAAAGGAATCAAAATAAAGAATAAACAAAAAGACTTTAGATATGAAGGAATTTCCACTGACACTTTATTCGGTCAGCATCTCTTCCCTACTACTGGTAAACGTATTGTTGTTACTGAGGGTGAATTAGATGCTGCCAGTTGTTACGAAGCTATGCCCAAATGGCCGATGGTATCGCTACCGCATGGAGCCGCTTCAGCAAAGAAAGACATTCAACGACAAATACCTTTATTCCAAGGGTATCAAGAGATCGTATTATTCTTCGATGCTGACGATGCAGGACGGAAGGCTGCCGAAGAGGCGGCGGGGATCTTACCGCCAGGGAAGGTCAAGATTGCAAGACTGGAATCTTACAAGGATGCGTCAGATGCATTACAGGCGAATGACCCAGATGCTATAAGAAAAGCTATTTGGGATGCGAAAGAATATAGACCTGATGGTATAGTAGATGGAAAATCTTTATACGATATAGTTACCACACCACAGATAGAGGCTGATCATGACTACCCCTTCAAAGGGCTACAAGATAAATTGCACGGGATTAGATACCAGGAACTTACAACGATTACTAGTGGATCTGGCCAAGGAAAATCCACATTCTGCCGTCAACTTGCAGTTAACCTACTCACCAAAGGAGTACGGGTTGGGTACTTGGCACTTGAAGAGTCAAATAGAAGAACTGCTTTAGGTTTAATGTCCACAGCTTTAGGTAAAGCTTTACATATCAATGAACATGACAAAACGGAACTCGAAGAAGATTTTCATAACACCCTTGCTAATTGGAATCTTTACCTTTTTGATGGCTTTGGTTCTTTTGACCCAGACGTTATTTACAACAGGATCGAATACCTTGCCAGTGGATTGGAGTGTCGTATTATATTCCTTGATCACTTATCCATTTTACTGTCGGGCTTAGACGGTGATGAGCGTAGGATGATTGACACTACAATGACACGATTAAGATCATTAGTAGAAAGAACAGGTATATCATTATTTTTAGTATCACATTTAAGGAGAAGTAACAGTGATAGAACTTCACATGAAGAAGGAGGTCGAGTCTCCCTCAGTCAGCTCAGGGGATCTGCTGGAATTGCTCAACTTAGCGACCAAGTACTTGCCCTTGAGCGAGACCAACAGTCTGAAACTGAACGAGATGTTACGACTCTTAGAATTATTAAGAACCGCTATTCTGGCGAGACAGGCTTCGCTGGAAAGATAAAGTTCGATTTAGCCACCTCACGATTTACAGAATATGAAACTGAGACCAGTCCCGAAAGTACATTCGATCCAAAAACAGACTTCTAAATACATTAAACCTAACCCACCTAGTAAAGAGGCGATACGCCGTGCAGAGTTCAAAGACAAAACCTATCATTGGAAGCGAGACAGTAGTGTTCGATCTGGAAACGAACGGACTACTGACTGATGCAACTCGTATTCATTGTATATCGATTTACTTGAGTGAGTTAGATGAAATACTTACATTCAATGATGAACCTTACACCAAAAATCCAAAAGAATTACCGATGGGTGGTAGTTACTCTATCACAACGGCCATCTCTTATCTTGAGGTTGCTGAAGTTCTCGTCGGCCATAATATTCTTGGGTTTGATTTACCTATTATTAAAAAGCTCTATCCTTACTTTAATCCTACTGGGATTATTATCGATACTCTTCTTTTATCTAGGTTATATCATCCGAATTTATTCGATATAGATAAGAATAGTAATTATATACCTAGTAAATTATTTGGTCGCCACTCCCTC